AGCGAGGAAACATCCGATTAGCCGGGGAGCTTTAGGGCCAAAGGCCGTAAGAAAGGACAGCATCAATCCACAAAATCCTCAATAATGCGCCCAACGGCGGCAACATCAAGGTCAAACTCCCCGAAAACAAACCTCAAACAAAGTTCCACCACGTCAGTACACGTCAAAGAATACTTCCAATGATAAAACCTGGTAATGTCATCCCTCGATGCGACCTTGCAACGTGAAATAGAACGCAACACTCCCTCGACACCAAGATCGAGAAAAGCACCGCGAACATTCCACCCAAGGCCCAACAACGAGAGACCGGCTGAGGACAGTTGTCGGTAACGCTCCAAGAAGCACCTAGAAACCGGGGGGCAATGGCGGAACTCGTAAGCATAACTCAACGACTTGCCTGCCAGATAAGCACGATCTGATACAGACTGATTATTGTTAGCCGATGCGTTAAACCTCGCCAAAGCCTTACCCAATTTAGGAACTAAAACGTAACCGAAGGACGTCATGATAAACTGCTTGGAAAGAAAAGTGCACTCACTAAGATGTTTGCGAACAAACACTTTAGCTACCATGCATGCACTTTTCGTGACAAAAGTATATGCCCTTCGCATCTGACCAACCCGCGTGAACGGATTATCAACGCGAAACAACATATCATCACCTAAAACCAAGCACTTACCACGGAGTTTGTGCTTAACCGCAAACGCTTCTACAATCGAAGCGTTCCACAAGGTATTACGAAACGTCGTAGACTGTGCACCCGTGGGCAACTGGTTCCTTATCTTAGCACGAAGACCAAAACCCTTGCTGGTAACAGTAAAAGAATTGGCGTGAAGCATAAGGCTAGTAACCCAAAGAGGCGCACCAAACCTACGAAGCCAATCCACCTCCAGAACGTGAACATCCCGAACCTGTGTCTGATCATTACTACTGAAATCAGATTCTACAAACTGACAGCCTGAAGAAGCACCGCCAACAATAAAATCACAAAGCTCCTCAGTTTGCTTCCTGTACGCACCAGAAAAACAAACCGCGGAAGGATCAGTAGCAATATCCATAGCAGCAAACATGCGTTTAGAACATGCCTGCATGACAGGACCAAGAATAACGTTATGAAGGTCGGAAGACTGGTAAATTATACGCGGGGCCCAATTTGAATCATGGCGCTTAAGAAGCGCTTCAACTTTGACGAATATCTGCTTATCAGTGAACTGCCTCACCGTGCATTGGCTAACCAATGGATACACCGCCT